CCTTTTTGATTTCTTTAGAATCTTCACAAAACACACCGAACGTTTTAATGTTATCGATTCCCTTTTTAACCACCTTGTTTGCATTCTGAACATCAAACCCTGCATTGTTCATTTCTGCTATTATTTCCGGACGTGAGTAATCGGCTAATATGGTAATGTGTTTTTCTACTCCTAACTGATTCATCTTGTCGATTAGATTCGTAGTAGTCAAATAGCTTTCGTAGATTACCTTCTCGATGAAGATGTCATTGTCTACCCAATAAACCCGAACCAATGCAGTAGGGTGATTATACCCGAAGTCTAACCCATAAACATAATTAACGAATCGTGCCGGGCGATGGTTAATAAAGTTCCAATTCGAATAGATGTTTGATTTACTAATCGCCTTTTCACCGAGTGCATAGATTTGATATAACGATTCATCGGTACGTTTTAAATCCTCGATTTGTTTCTTGATGCTTTCAGGTAAAAACGGATTGTCACGATAAGTAGATTTAATTAGAGTTGATTCGTCTTTTGGTAGTTCGTAAAGCCAACTTGAACTCTCGGATGGATTATAGTCAAATATCAATTTAAACTCGGTTCGCATATTTAATTGGGTGAAGTCATCGTAATACAATTCATTGGCTTCATTGCACCAGGCGACATCTCTTTTACGTCCACGAATCTTTTGCTCGTCATCCACCGAAAAGAATTCTACTATCGACCCATTTTCAAACGTGTAGATATGTTCAGACTTATTATGTCGTTCTTGTGAATAGATGTTTAGTTCTTTTAAGATTTCGAAGAAGTCACGCATTACCGTGGCACGTAAAGCAGGAAAAGTTTTTCTAATTATCGAAACTACCTTGTTTGGATTTTGTAAACTATAAACGATTAGCAACTGACAAAGCGAATAAGTCTTCGATGAACGTGAACCACCCTCGTTAATGATAAAACGCACCCCGTGTTCTTGAAGCGCGTTATAGTTCTTTTCAAATATAATTGTACTATTTAACTCCATTTGCACACTATTTGCATATTTCGGTTATACTTACCCTATAGATGCATTTACAATTCGTTCGTATTTGTGTCACTTGGTTTAATGATATTTACCTTTATTTCGTTTATCGATTCGCCATTCGTAGTAACATCGGTGCTTTCTTTTATTCCAAGTTTACGAGCGATTAAATTAGGATCAAACAATTTTACTGCTGCACCTTTGAAATTGTGAATGTAGCAATGTTTCCTTATATACGCGATGATGGGGGCATATTCCGAATATCTACCATCTTTATTCTTTGAGTAATCACCTAAATCGTTTATAATTCCTTTTTGAAATAGGTATACTTCGAATCCATCGAACGTTACAGGTGTTTCAAGGGGTGTTTTAACTTGCTTACCTTCTTTACCTACATATTCTATTCTATGCATTGGGTTTTCTGATTCGTGTTTTACATACTCTTTGAATAGTTCAAGTAGTTTTTCGGGTGTTTCTATTAGTTTAGGTTTCATTCGTGTTTTAGTTAGGGTTATATTGATAGGTTTTAAAATCTTCTTTTGATACAGCGTGAATTTCTAACGAGTATATCTTGTAGTCTATAAAGATACAATAATTGATCTCTGCTACTTTCATAATTAAACGTAGTGCATTCCATTCGCTTTTATGTTTAGATGGGTTCATAAACACGATGTAGTAATCAGATGTTAAAAATGTTGTCACTTTCTTATTTGTTCGAGTTTACGTTGCGCCCATTCTATTCCAGCATCACCGCCCCAAGCCAACCACATTAAACGTCCGCATCCATCCCCAAGTTCCTTTTGTGAATTTTGCCTATGTCGTTCAAATGCTGCCATTCGTGCTATTGTATCTTCGCTTATTGGTTCGCCTTTTGCTAATTGATTCGCTCTTTGTTTTCCTACAGGCGTCCCACAATCACCCCATCCGTTTTCTTCTGCGTATCTTAACGCTATTTTAGCGTTTTCCGTAGCTTGTTTAGGGTAATCGGTGTAGCTTTCTAACTTCATAGCCTTTTTATAAAGACTTAAAGCAGACATTTTATCCTTTTCCCATTGGCTTTGACAAAATGCGTAACGTTGCTTTGCATCGGGAAAACTATTATTAGCTTCCGAATCACCCATACATCGTTTTATGAATTCGTCTTTTTGTTCGTTAGGCTTCGGGTTCGGCATTTTTACGCTTTCTTTTAGGTTTAGTAACTTCTTCTGCTTTCGTTTCTTGTTCTACTCCCGTGTAATTGATAGTTTCAGGTTCAAATAAATAACCTAAACCAATAGATTGATAATAAGTAAATCGCTTTGTATCTATCTTATTTACTTCGATTCGTCTTTCCCCAAGAACTGAATCATATTTTACTATTACCTTACCTTTAAATTCGTCTTTAATTTTCATTTTCAAGTTTTATTCGTTTTAAATCTTCTTTTATTTCTCTTATCCAATAGTGAGCAGTTACATACGGAAGGTTGAAATATTTACCCATTGCCCTGGCAGTAGTATAACCTTTATCGTAGTAAGCTTCAAATATAATTAACTTAATCCTATCTTCAATCGTGTTTCTATAGATCTCAATACAAGATTTATATAACTGATATTTGCGTTCTTGCTCTATTTTATATATTAAATCGCTATCGTCATTTGTTTCGTTGTTCGTGTATTCGATAGCCGTGACTGATTCGTCTTTATTGCTTTGAGATGTGTTCCACAATATTTGCTTTTTGATAGTGTTTAGTAGATAGCTTTTAACTTCGTTTTCCGTGTTTAACTCGGGGTTTAGTTCTACTAAGTAAAGATATGCGTTATTAATTACGACATCGGCGGTTATGGTGCTATTCATTCGCACCAAAAAATAGTTAGTGTATTTTCTAATCTCGGAGTAGTTCGTGTTTATGTATGTGTCAAGAATTGCTTTCAACCCATTGCATAAAATCCTTAAACCAAACTCGCCTTCTAACGTTGGAGCAAAAACATTCTCCATCCTTTTTTCCCGTTTTTAGTTCTTTAATCTTCTTTAACTTATTCAGACTAACTTTTGAATATTTAATTACGTCCTGCGAAGCGTTTATTTCGTTTATTACTTCAAGTTCAATTTGTTCAAACATATATCTATAGTAAAAGCAATTAACGCACCTAAACAAGCAAGTTCAAAACTACCCGTGTAAACCAATGTAGACCAAAAAGACCAACATTTCCAGCATCCCAAAGACGAATGAATATAGTTAGATAAATGAGTTACAGGAATTTGAGTAAATATAAAATCAAAAAGCAGTTGCAGGGGTTCGAAGTTAACAAACCACCAAGCAACTGCTACAATCAGTATTAAATTCATAGCCTAATTTTTGGCTAAGTTATTCAATTTTTTCTTATAATTTATTAAACGACCTAATCCACGTGCGCAAGTGTCTAACCTATAAACGTATTTTTCTGCTAATTCGTGTAATAATCCTTTCTTTGCAGTCATAATAAAGTCTGAATGTAATCGCATTCGTGTTTGCATTCCTTCGATCATATCATTAATTTCGTCAATACGTTCTTTGATTAATTCAATATCTAATTCTGCTCCCGTTCCTGAACACGACATACATTCGTAATCTACTATATCTTGTAAATAAGGAATGTCCGTTCCGTTGTGTTCAATTGTAATAGTTCCCCATCCGTCACATTCTTCGCAATGTTTAAGTAAATCTTTCATAATTTCTAATTTTTTAATTGTTAAACGTGTACAAATATATTAATTAATATAATACAAACAAAAAAAAGACGGAATTTTTTACGTTCCGCCTTAAAATTTACTTACTGAAGAACTCGCCTATCTTTTCAATTGACCTACTCGAAAGGCTTTTGCCGTTCATAAACTTATGCAAGTTAGGTTGTCTTATATCTACAATCTTTGAAAAAGCGTTAAGACTTAATTCGTGTTTTTGTAGGTAAAAACGAACCATCGAACGGGTAACTTCATTTGCTTCGCTTAAAACTTTTGCTTGTTCTCTCATAAGTTAAAAAGGTAAATCATTTTTTTCCGATTGCGGTTCGTCTTTTGGTTTGAAGTCATTAACGAATATTTTAAAATCAGGTTGTTTGTCATCTTTTTTGTAGTTGTTAACCCACATTGAATACTTAACACCATTGATTGTAAAGTTAATCACTTCGCCTTTTGCCGTTTGCTTTTTCCAAGCACCTGTACTCCATTTTTTGTCTTCCATTACTTAATATATTTTATTGGATTTATACTTTGAAGCCATTGCTTTAAGACTTCTAATTTACTTTTTACGCTTGTTTTACTCATTTCTTTTCAATATAAAGGTTCTTAAATCTTTCTTGACTGCAGCAAAATTCTGATATCGTGTTTTTGTCGTACTGCCTAATTACTTCGTACCAAAGTTTGCCACGTTGTAAAGCTTTGATTTGAACAACTTGGTCGGGTCTACTTACGTTAATGTAATACCCCATTTCTTTTAATTCGTTTGTTTTCATCTTATTCTGATTTAAAGGTTCTGTTGTAATATTGTTCTGCTTCTTTTTCTCCATATCCACCACAAGTGTGAGCGATTTCTATCTGCTCCTTCTCCATTGCTTTGGCTTGTTCAAATATCTTTTCAATATCATCCATTGAGATTGAATCATCAAATTCTAATTGGTCATATAACCATTTTACTGCTGTTTGTTTCATAAATTTTCTATTAAATTGTTATAATACTCCCTGCATTCTTCTACTCGTTGTTTAATCTTTTTGATTGTTTCTTCGTCTTTTGCTATTTTAAAGGCTTTTACACGCTTTTCTTTCGGGATGTGGTCAAAGTTATGTTTCTTCTGAACAAAATCTCTTACGTCTAAACTTTCGTCTATTAGGTTTTGTTTCCAATGTTCCCTTCTAACTTCGTCTTCTACTATCTGAAAAGGTGTATTTACAAGGCAGTAACAAAGTAGTGCTTCCGTTTTACCTGTTAACCATAAATACCCTTGAAGCTGAAAATAGTAATCCTTGTTTGGAATATCCTCTTCGAAAAATGGGAAAGTAGTTGCATCAAAAGACGTCTTTACATCGAGTAATATTTCGTTCGTGTTTACGTCGGGTGTTCCAGTTATCCATTCGTTTGTTAGATTCTCGTCATTTTTGTAAATAAACCCTAAATTAAGAACATCGTTAACGAGATCAATAGATTCATCTTCGCATTCGTTACCTTTGTCAGTGTATCTACTCCAAAACTCTTTTCGAATTCCGTATTTATGTTCGATTGCTAACTCCTGTAAGTAAGTTTTACAAGTCTTGGATAAAACTTCCCCTTTAGTTTTTGGGGAAGTCATTATTTTGCCTAATTGTGATGCTCGGATTCTCATACTAACAACAATGATTTCTTTTGTACTTCGTTTAAATCGAACTTCGCCTGGAGTTCTTCAGCTGTAAATTCACCTGCTCTAATTGCTTCAATAGCTTTTAAAAATCGTTCACCTTCAATCTTAGGTTTCTTTTCCGTGTTTACGGCTTTTACTTGCTCACCTGCTGCGTCCGTGTCTTTATCAGTTACGATTCCTAAAATAGTTGAAAGGCAATAACGTCTATAATAAGTTATTCCCGAACCAAAACTTTGGTAATCGTTCATTCCTTTTAACTGAATCATTGGTATATCGGTTTTACTTTCGATGTTTTCACCACTTTCACAATGGAATAACACGGTAACTATTTGTTGCCCGTTAATTAATTGGGTGAACCCTAATCCGTGTTTTTGTAGTAACGGGTTAATCACTTCAAAGATTTTAGGTAAATCCGCATACGAATATCCATAACCTTGCGTTCCTTTGTGAATTACAGGCACTTCTTGTTGGAAGTCTGCCAATGCTTTAAATAAGTGTTTCATAATATAGATTTTAATTGTTAAACGTGTACAAATATACTAAAAAGAATAACATAAAGGCGAAAAAAGAAAAATATTTATAAAAATTTCTTTAATCCTTCTGCGCATCGTTGAATTGAATTAGCACGTTCCTGTAACGACTTTATTTGTTCTGCTATGGTTTCGGTGCAATCGCTTGTAAAATACCCGTGTGACGTTGCAATCAGTGGTATTATGCCATTTGTTCGAATGTAGTTAACCATTTTACGCAATCTCGGTTGTGTCATTTTGGTTTTAAAACCCCTTGCGGATAAAAATTCGTTCATTCGAGTAACGATTAACTCGGCTTTGATAGGGTTTTCTTTTTTATAGTTTCTAAATCCGTGAATTACTATTGGAAGTATCTCCATTTCTTCGTTCGTTAATTCACTTGTGTGTTCTTCAAAGTTTGTTATCATAATTTTAGGTTTAATTGTTTCGGCTAAATTAATTATTCTTTTTAATATAACTCTATTTCTTTAATCTTTTTTTTGTAGATAGCCATTATTTCTTTTAGTTCGTCTTTTGTAAACTTTCGTGTTACCCTTGCTCTTGCTTCAAGTTGGCTAAATCGTTCCGCTCCTATCTTAATTAAAAGATTAGTTCTATATTCAATTAAATTACCAGATAAATAACTATTGCATTTTTCACATTGAACGTGAACGTTATCTTCATCAAAACGAACGTTCCAATGGTTGTTAGCGTTCCAAAAATGACCTGCATTTATTTTCTTCGGAACTTGTTTACAGGAAATACATAATTCGTGTTTATCTCGGAATCGGATATATTTGTTAAAAATTATTTGTGTAGCTTTAATTAACTCTTGAACCGTCTCCAGTTCTTCTTTCATTTTTTGTTTCTTCTTTTTCCAATTTTTAATAGTAGCTTCTTGAACCCAAGCATCAACACACATTTTATTTAAGCAGTATTTTTGATTAAACTTTATAGGTTCAAACTTTTCTTTGCAGTTTTTACACCTCATAAGTTTAATTTTTTAAGTATTTTGTAAAGAACGTTAACTACTATTGAATTTCCTGCTTGTCTATATGCTTGAGTATCGGAACAAATCCAAGTAAATGTATCGGGAAAATCCATTAATCTAAAACATTCTCTTGGTGTCAATCTTCTTATTTTGTAACCATCCCATAATCTTGTTGTATTATGATTAGGTTCACATAATGTAGGTGCATTGTCTTGAACTTTTTTATTATATAAATCTAATGCTTTAACTTCGCCTATTTGTAATGTATTTTGCTCCAATGTTTTATTCAGTCTTTTAGATTTATAAATAACTGATTGATTACACGCTGGAACCCAACCAGAATTTAAACTTGGACTTAATCCATCGTTTCTATAAATTCTAAAATTTTGACCTATTAAAGGAGTGTTTTGTATTTCTTCAAGATTTGTATTACACGTTATAATTCTTGGTGTTTCTGAATTTGAAATATTAAAATTGATGCTATCTCCTTCGGATGCCTCTTCGAATCCTTTGGATGTGGGTGATTTTATTTGCACATATCCCATTGCATATCCGTGTGTCCCAGATGTCATTGTTTGAGATAAACCATTGCCAGAATAAACTGCACTTGCTTGAGTATCTTGATTAATAAATCCAACTTTCTTTATTTTCAAATAATTATCTTGTCTACCTATTTTAGCCATTTCAGTTCTTAATGACCTGGCTAAATCAGTATTATTAATCATTTCAGTATTTACTTCAAATTTATCTGATTCATAATTTTGTAAACAATCAATCATCTTATCACTCAAAAAATACTTTTCATCAACCTCATCTTCCAACACATCTTTTAATCTTTTACTTAAATGCTCTTCTCTTGGAAATTGAAAATGGTTATCCTTATCATCACGAATACCAATTAAGAAAACTCGCTCTCTATTTTGTGGAACACCGTGTTCTTTAGAATTTAAAACTTCCCAATATAAATGATATGGAACTGATTCTTCGTAAGGGAATAATATAGGAACACCATTAACTGATTTACCACCTAACATATTTACCCATTCACTAAATGTTCTTCCATTATCATCTGATAATAATCCTTTAACATTTTCAAAGATGAAATATCTTGGTTTGTTGACTTGAATAAATTCGTAACTATTAAAAAATAATATACCTCGTTTATCGTCTTTTCCTAATCTTTTACCTGCGGCACTAAATGCTTGGCAAGGCGGTGACGTCATATAAATATCTAAACTATCCTTCGGAATTTCACGTTCATAAACATTTGTCGGATAATATTCGGGTTCACCATAGTTATGTATAAATGTTTGTCGTGCGTATTTATCCATATCACAAGCAAAAACTTCTTTATATTCAATTCCTAATCGATTTAATGCCTGGTTAAATGCACCAACTCCACTGAAATCACTACCGACTCTTATCATAATTCTGCGTTTTTAATTTTTAATTGAATTTCTAAATCTTTTACTTTAAACTTTTCCTCTATTAATAGTTTTTCAAGTCGGAAGTTTTGCTGTAGTGCTGCCCTTAGTTCTTTTTCGATCGCATCGTAACTAATTTTAACTTGTTGTAAGTCTACTAAACTACGCTCCATTGAATCAATTAAATCAATTCTTGTTCCGTGTTTTTCTTTAATCTCCTCAAGGCTTATTTTAATTTTTAAATAGGTTGTGTCTAAATTTACTTTGCCTGTTATAATAGTTAATTCGTCCATTTATTCGTGTTTTTGCTTAGTTTAATATTCAAAAAGGAACGTCTTTATTCATTTTTTCGCTAAACGAAAGTAATTCTTTTCCGTTTACTATATCGGGTTTAGAAGTTGGGAAGCTATTTGAAATTGGTTTCGTGTTTCTAATCGGATCAACTGAATTAATTTTAAATCCTAATCCGTTGTTAAATTCACAAAGTATTGGTTCATCTAATCTGGTATGCATTCCACCCGTGTCCATATCTTTAACTTTTTCTACGTTTACCATTGTGTAATATTTCATTGATTCGTGTTTTATTAAACGATGAATAACAAACATATCATCACATCTATTTAGAAATGCTTTACCACCTTCAACGTGGTCTTTTAAAGGTGGTTTAAGATGACCTTTCCACATATGGTTTTCAGGATATAAATTACCACTTCTACCACTTTCAGAATTTGGATGCGTGTTTATGTAAATTGATATTCCTGTTTGGTTTACAAATTGCCGTGCTTCATTTAAGAAATTGTAGTTACCTTCAAAAGTCATCGACCTATCTAACCCTGTAAACGGGTCAATTAATGCAGCATCGCATTCTGATTCTTTAAATAATTTTAAAAGTTCAGTAGGTTTATAAAGTTTATCGTTTGGAATGAAGTCAAAATACTGCTCCAAGTATGTAGCCGTGCTTAATATCTTTGAATCCTCTATTTCGGTAAACTTTTGCCCTAAATACATCTGAATCATATCACGCAGGATTTGCCCTTTTTGATTTTCACCGCTCCAAATACAAAAACGTAGTTCGTGTTTTACTGCCAACGTAAGAAAATACCAATTTATCCAATATGTTTTCCCGACATTATCGTGACCGAGAATTATGTTTAACTGCTTACGTTTAAATCTAAGGTGATTATCTAAGTCACAGCCTATAGAATAACCTTTCTTAATCTTTCCGTGTTTATAATCAAGTAAGTATTGTGTTGAATCACCTTTCATAATCCTAATTGCTTGTTAACGTATTCAACTAAATGGTCGGTTTCGTTTTTTTGGTATTGTGTAGGGTTTCTATTAAACCACGTTCTTAATCTTTGTTCAATACCGAATGTTTTTTCTTTTTCAAATCTAAGTTTTTTATCATTCGTTCCGTGTTCCGTCCAATAGAAATAAAAATCATTTAGTAAATCCCTTCCGTAAGTTTCTAAAAAAGCAGAAAGCGAGTTAGCAAATTTTAATTTGCGTTCTTCTATACTATCATTCTTATTATCATTCTTATTATTATTATCGGCTTTTTTGGGTTCTTCTAAAACCATTTGGGTTTTTTCGGTTTCCTTGGGTTTCTTTGGTCTACCACCTTTAGAACCATTTGTTTTATTACGTTCACAGGTGTTTTCGTATTTTTCAAAATCACGAACGAATTGATTTTTAAACGGTAAAAATGCCATCTTCATAGCGAAATCTAATTCAAGTTCAATACCTAAATTATAATCTCGAATGGCTTTAAATAAAATTCCTGCTTGTTCATTTGTCAGTTCATCTAAAACTGCTAACGAATCCAAATGTAAAATAAATCCTGTTTTCATACTGCCCTAAATTAAAAAACGCCTTTAAACTTTCGGGGGGCAGCCCTACTCATCTAAAAGCGTTTGAATAATGTTTTTTAAGTTCCTGCCCGAACAATTACAAAACTACAAATTATTTTTTAATCACCAACTATCTACATTATAGACACAAAAATCGTCACCCACTTGATTATCAAACCACGTTTGCTGGTCAAATATAAATGTTTGTGTGTTACCTGAACACGAATTCTTAATGCTTAACGTATACACTAACCCATTTGGGTTGCTATTTACATTATCATCAGTAATAGTTCCGCAATTACAAAACTCTTCTTTCTTGCAGCTGCTCAATGCAACCAATCCAATAAATAATAACTTTTTCATTTTAATCGTTTTCGTTGTTTTTATAAAATTTATTCGCAATATTAACACGGATTCTCCATCGCTTAATAATACGATGTCCAATCTTCTGCTGTGGAGTAAATAACCTTGTTTTCACCAATACTTAATTATAAAGTGAATAACTAAATACCAAAAGAACCCACCTACAAAGAAATAAAAGAAACAGCCTAAATAATTTCTCATACGTTAGATTTAATTGTTATTACGTCTTTATTTACTACAAAGTTTCTCGTCTTTTTATACTCCTGCATAAATTGAAGATAGCGTTTCGCTCCGTTTGCGTCCATTACCATATCTTCGAAGTATTCCTTACCTTGCATTAATTCTTCTTTTAGTCTATCAATCATCGATTCTAAAACATCGAAGTTCGTGTACTCAAAAACTATCGTTACTTTTTTAGCTTTCATATTAAATACTTTGTAAGTTCGTAAATTTCTCGTGTTTCTTTTTCTGCCCAGGTAATCATTTCTTCTTCGAGTTCAATATCTTCATTAAATCTATTAAAAGAAACGTGCATTAATTCGTGAAACAAATTACAAATCAAATCCAATTCGCTGTTACACCTATTCAAATTAATAAAACAAAACATTCTATCCGTTAATTTATATTCACCTTCGTGCGGGATATGATTAGCCCATCCACAAATATAACTACCTTCATTCGTGTTTGGGTGCTTTCTACAATCAGTTAAATTCAATCCGTGCATTTCTTCAACTCCATAATAGGTAAAAATGGAACACGCATCTACATTCATTAACAAATCGTAACCATCCCTATTTATCACCAACATAAGACCAAGTTTTATTGTCATCATTCCAACGTAATGTTCGTGCTTTTGCGTGGCAAACCTTCATATAATGCTGAATATCCATCCGCCCAGTATTATTCTTCTTTTGCTCCAACCAATAGTCAATTATTTCAATCAAAGTCGGATTCGCTTTTTTAGGCTTTCTCATCGTATTAAAATAAAAAGTGATAGCAATGCACCAAACGTGCCAATAAATAGCGTTAAACCGAACGTAACGACCTTTAAAAACTCTTTGTGTTCATCGTTAGCTGGTGTGACTTGGTCTAACAAGTCTAAAAAGTAATTTTTCATAATAAATTAATTGTTAATGTGCGTTACCGAGCCGCACCCCTCGTTTTTTTATTTTAATTTAACTTGTGTTAAGTGTTTGATTTTTTCACTTGTGTATCCTTTTCTAACTATTAATTTTCCAGTTGTAATACTTTTACTTCGATTCTCATACTCACCACTAACAATTACAATTGCAGTTCCATTCTTTAATTGTGATTGTTCTATTTTTTCAACTTTAAGAGATTGAAAACCTTGGACGATTGTCATTCCTACTTTGATGTCTTTAGCTTGAATTTTCATAATTGTTTTTCTTAATTGTTTCAACAAAGATATGTATACTTTTTAATATAACAAGTTTTTTTTCAGTTTTTTTTAAAAATATTTTTTCTAAAACTAAAAAACCCCTACAGAAGTAAGGGTTCTCGTTAACAATTAACCTATTCAATTATGAAGAATGGTGCAAATATACTATTTTAATCTCTTAGTTATATATCTACCCAAAACTTTTCCAACAAAATTCAATAACGGCTTCTCTGCATCAACTTTCACCTTGACTTGGTCGTCCGTTTTTGTAACTTCGATATCTAAGTTCTTAGTATCTAATTTCACTTCGCTAATTGTTTCATCTCTTTTGATCTCTAACGATGCGTCATTCACCTGGATTTCTACATCTACATTCTTTTTTTTCTTTGCCATTTTATTGTTCGTTTGTTGTTATTACTCCTTTTGGTGCTAATTTAATCTTTCTTACGCTTGTAGGTTGTGCAACTTTCCAAGCTGTTCTTCTTGCTTTGTGTAATCTGCTTTTAGCGATTCTTGAAACACTTACCGAATTACCTTGGTTACCGCCTAAAACGTGATAATGTGTTAAGTCTTCACCTACATAAATCCCTACGTGACCGCCACCAGTTCTTTTAAATGTTAATATATCACCTAACATTGGTTCGCTTGCCGGGTTACCCCACGTTGCCCACGATAAAGCCCATAATGGTTTGTCTACTACGTCAAGCCCTGCCATTTTACAGCAATAAGCCACGAATAAACCACACCACGGAATTTCATCAGCGTTATAAACGCTTGCTAATTTTAGTTCACGCGCCCAAGATAAGATAACGGGATTGTGTTCTTTACCTACAATCTCAGTTACCCCAAGTTGTTTAACAGCTTGAACTAAAACACGGGGTGCTTTTTCTTCTTTTAACCAATCGTAGTTCATTCTATTTCTAATTCGTCTTTCGGTACAACAGCAAAATTAGTAGTGTCATTAATTGGCTTCGAAGCCGTGTTATTACTTTTTCCATAACAATCGTATAAGCGGTGTTTTAATTCTTGCACTTCCGTGTGTGTGTAAAATAACCATAATGCTAAAACCCCCGTAGCACCTTGCTTTTTAATAATTTCGAAAACTTTGTTTAAATCAATCATTTTGTTTTTAACTTGTTAATTCTACAATTCGTGCTAACCAACTTCCGTTCAATGGTTGGATTCCTTGATTGTTTGATAGTTTAATCGCAATAGATTGGTAAAGATTACCGTTTAAATTGTTTGCTCTTAATTTAATTGCGATATCTAATAAAATATTATCGTTTACCCGAATTGCTCTATATGCCTCTGCTATTGCGTTAATCCAAGAACCATTTAAAGGTTCAGTAACTCCAATATTATTCGCCCAATCTTGTATTAAACTCATAAGATTAAAATTTGGTTATTATATCCATTTCCGTTTTCATAATGGCAAGTTCCGTGACAGCATCCCGAACACCCGTGGCAGTCAATCATTGGTCTTAAATCCGTGTCCCTGTTTTCTTCAGATATAAATTCGGGAAAAAGATTTTTGTTTTTAATTAACCATCTAATTAATCTTTGTTCAAAGAATGAAGCCTTTTGTGCGTAGTGTTCCATTCCGAAAGCTACTTCACGCTGACTTACCGAACTTGAAAAATCCCCGTTTTGTGTTTGAAGACCTTTGTTTTTAAGTTGGTATGTTAAACCGAATACAGCATCTTCAGCACTTCGCCAAGCTACAATCGGTTGAATGAATTTAATTAGTGTTTCTTCGTCATTTGTAGCCGTTTGTTGGTTATAAACATCGAGCATATAATTAAAGAAGTAAGTTCCTAAAATTGGCATTACCCTAAGTTGTGCTTGTGTCGCTATGTAGGGAGTAACATCCGTAACGTCTACATTTGCCGTTATAGGTGTGTTCGTCTTTAGGTAGTTTTCAGTTATAAAATAAAGCATTATACTGCAGGTGTTTCAGGTTTAACAATAGGTTTCAAAGATGCTAAAGAACGAATTTCATCGGGGGTCATATTTTCTAAAACCTTATTCAATAGTTCGGGATTTAATGAACTTAAACGTGTAGCCAATGCAGATGCTTCTTCATCTACTTCGACAATCGTTTCGTTAATGATTTGAAAGTTATTAATAACTAACTCACCTTTGACTTTAGCGATATGCAATAACTCGTTAAAGATATCCTGTACAATTTCTCGTAATGGTTTTACTACGTTCTTTTCAAATATCACATAAGCTTGTTTGATATCCGCACCGCCACCAAGTGAACCCGTAGTACGAACACCCATTAATATAGGATCAATCGTATGTGAAAAACATATTTGTTCCGTGTTTAATGCTGAAGCTTCTTGGAATAACTTATCGTTTGAGTTAGTAGGTAGGCTTTCAATCTTAGGCATCTGCTCCGCTGAATTCGCAAAGAATGCAACTGCTTTTCCTGCGTTTTCCGCTCCTTTTAACTTGTCAATGGTACGTCTTAACACGTTCTTTTCTTCTTCGCTTTGCGGTCTTTTAGGGAACATCATAGCAAATGAAGGGAATATCGAGTTTTGAATATTAGATTTAGCTAAATAGCTAAGTTCACCACTTAAAAAAGCAAAGTTTAACGCACTTGAATACTGCGGAAGCGGGTAGTAATCTTGACCAATGCACGGTAACTCGAAGATATATAATTGTTCGTAGTCGTTACTTAATGGGTGATATGGTTTGATTTCAAAAACATCTATTCTCGATGCCCAATCTTCGCATATAAAGTAGGTTTTCCCGTCTTTAGAACGTCTTAATTTCTCGGGCGATAGGTTTTCTACTTTCGTAAGTTTTCCACGTTCTGAAAAGCACAATTTAAAGTAAACTCTATTATGAATAACTAACTGCTTTGTAACGATCGCAGCTACCTTTTTTAGTTTTATCTTCTTTTCGAATGCGTAAAGTTCTAATTTTTCTTCGTTTGTTAGCTTTTCAGTTTGAATTGTAAACCCACCACCGATAACCGCATTCACTTTATAATCTACTATTGCGCCGTGTAAAGGTGAACTATAGTACATTTGGTTCAAAGTTTCAGGATAAAGATTGTCCTGCCCAAATGGAATGTATCCTGCGACTTGATAGCGTCCATTTACATAAGGTAGTGCAAGATTTGCACCGCCCACTTTATAAAAAGGTGTAGAAAAACTTTGATAGCCATCCACAACTTCAATGCTTTCTTTTTCACTTTGTCTAAATATATCGTACCAAGCCATAATTTAATCGTATATTGAATTTACAATAGTACCCGAAACAACCATTCGACCTTCTTCAATTACATCGCCTGTAGTATCTTGAATTGTTATAGGGGGAATAAGTGATTCATAAACCGAATAAGAATATTGACCCTTAATTAAATCCACGTCCACGGGTTCGTCTAACTCAAATTGATTAAACCTTTCGGGATAAGCTGAAATGTCGGGAGTAGTGAATAAAATAGGTGTGCTTTCGGGATTCATTTCATTCTGAAACACGAATAAATAATAAGGATTCGATAACGTACTAACTTCCGTTAACGTTAACACAATACTATTTAATTCGTCTTTGTTTATGTATATCACAACTATATTAAGTTAGTTCGTCTTTTTGTTTAAAAAAAAAGCACCCCGAAGGATGCTAATTTTCTTGGAGAAACGTAAGTTAAATCACTGAAGTAACCGCTGTTTGTGTAACCTCATATGCAAGATATTCGTTTTCTGCAGTCAAAGTTACGGAATACTTAGAACCATCGGCTCTCGCAGTTCCCGAACCTTCAGCTGCTCCCGTTAATTGCAAATAAGGGAAGTACCAATACTTTCCGTTAGCATCTTGAATTATTGCGTTCAAGTATTGCTGACCTGCTCCTAAAACTTTAATCGCTTGTGATTTAGATTGGTCACGGCGATGGAACATTAAAGTAATGGTTTGAGTGTAATAAGAAGAACCATTAACCAAATCGATGGCTGCTTCTTCAGTATAAGAACCCGTGTTTCTACGGATTTCGAATTCAGTATATGTATTTGCGGGTGCAGTCAAGGCGATTGAATCAATTGTCCAAGTTAAAATCGAGTCAAGACCGATGCTCGAAATGTTATCTTGTTGGTTAATCCATACCTTGTAAATGCCCCCAGAATTGTTATCGCAAGATTTTACAATTCCTTCTAATGCTTCACACGACATAAATATTATTTTTTTTAGTTATTTAAATAGGGGGTTTTTACACCCCCGTTATTATTTATTTTTGATTAGTCAAAACAAGCTGCCCAAACTGAAATTTGCTCGGGGTTTGTATGATAAAATCCTGCTTTAACATTCGCACGTGTACGGATATATGGTTCAGCTACCGTGTCAGTTAAGTTAACTGCTTTCAATGCTTTTGCATCACCTTCAGCGTCAAACGCATAAATCAAATCGTCTTTCAAAGAAGCTACGATTGTGTTATCGGGCATACCTTCACAAACAATTACTTTAATTCCTAAGTAAGTCATTTGCAATGGAGCAGAAACATATGTTAAAGTGTTACCAGATGCAGCAGCAAGTTCGTAAGCAGCAGCTACGTTAGAAGAAACACGGATTCTTAAGTCAGCTTTTTTGAATCGAACTGAAGCTGGAAGGCTATTTACTACCGTGTTAAATGTAGCAAGTACGTTAGATGAGTTAACCGCACCGCCATTTGAATAAGCCAAGTTAGCACCATCAGCACAAAGTTTTACCAAGTGACCATCACATAAAGCCAAAAGCGGATTTTCGCTTGTTGTGTCACCTTGCCATCTAATCAATTCGATATCTTCTTCGATTTGCATAGCCATAACGCTCCAATAGTAATTCATAAAAGAAGCTACTGAAAAATCGCCATTCGAACCTTGTGTCATTTGTAAAGCTACAAAAGATTGTTCCAAGTCGAATTGGCAAATTTGAGCCATTGCGCTGAATGCACAAACATCGATGTCGATAGCGTCAAGCGTGTCAGTTGGAGCGCTAAAGTTACAAGTTGAAGCCTGTAAAATTGAACCAAAAGCTACGTTAGCAATTCGAGCGCGGCTCTTAATTGAAGGCAAAGCACGATAAGAATCAGCTACATCAGCCGTTAAATAAGCTCTTGAATAGAACTCGTTAGGGTTAGGACAAAGTAAAGCGTTTGTTTCGATGTCCAAGTCGAATTTTAGTTTTCTTTCCATTTTGGATTTTTATTTGTTTTTAGTTATTACTTAATTTATTCAATGCGCTAAACTTTTCAGCGATTGACATTTTTACTTCCGATTTCATTTCTACTTCTTCTTCGGATCTTTCTGCTAACATTTCCTCCATTTGAGTTCTTAAGTCAGCAATGATTTTCAAAAGGTTGTTAACTTGTTCTTCAAGAACAGGAGTAACGATAGCTAAAACTGCTTCAGCATCCGCTGTTACATCAACTGCCATTTCTTCTTCTTTAACAACTTCTTCAAGTTCTTCTGGCGCAGGTTGTTCGTCAATAGGTTCAGTTTCCGTAGTCACTTCTTCTTCGACAACACTATCCTCCATAGCCACTTCTTCTTTAGGTGCGTCCTTAATCTCGATAATCTCACCGCCTTTTACGACATAGATTTTACCTTCGATTAGGTGTTCCCCATCGGGTAGTTTGTTCATATTATATTTATTTATTTGATTACTTAGTTTAAGACCTAAAAACCCTTCGATTGAAAAACCTATTTGTTCGTTTTTTACTAACTCGTTGTAATATTCCTTATCGGTAATTTGAGCCGTTAACATTAACGTACCTTTAGGAACTTCAATTCCAAAAGTCGTAAATGCTTTATCTTGCTTTGGGTTATCTACTATCCAAGATTCTAATATAAATGCAGGAACTTGTTGACTTTGGTCGTGTTCTAAATTGAAAATATCACGATTCTTTAAGTCTTGCATAAACTTGACGTGGATTTGTTCTATTGTTTCTGCGGTAAATTGAACGTAGTATTCTCCTGTTTCGTCATCCCTTCTATAAATTTCCATTGGAATCATAGCAGGAGCAGTAACACGGTATTTTACATCGTCTGCAAACATTAATTTATTCGATTGATTAAATGCCATTCCTTTAACCTTTATAGCAGGGTTAGAAGTAAAAGCAATTTGCTCAATCCCTAAATCTTCGCCATCGGAATAATCGGGGTCAATAGTGATTTTATATATAGGTAAATCCTTTGTCATCTCACTATATTAAAATTTATTTATATTTGTTCAAAAATTATAAAGATGATTGAAGTACTTGGGCGCAATATTGCCAATAAAATGAACGAGATTACCATTGAAGAATTCGAAAAGATTTCTAACATTCACAATAATTCAGAACTCGATAACATCGAAAAACAAATCAAAGTTTTTGAAGTAGTAGGAATCGAAGAAGATGAATGGGATGATTTTAAATACTTCGTTGAAAAAACCAAAGAATTCAATACCGATAATTACGAACCTAAAGACCCTATCGGTGAAATAGAAATAGACGGATTTACTTATAAAGCGGAATTAAAACTTTCAGTAAAAGATACGAAACTAATCGAGAAAATGATTACTAAAGAAAATAAACATTCCGTATCCGATATTATGGCTTTGATGTTTAAACGAACCGATTTAAGTAACACGGAACACTACGATTCAGCGCACTTAAAACACAAATCTAAACTATTTAGAACTCAAGTAGCTGAAATCGCAATCCCTTATTTGAATTATGTCACAACTACAATCTCTGACCACGCTAAAAAACAAGCTGCCGAAAGCGTGGAATCAAATAACGATTGAAACATTTATAGAACTAAAGACCCTATCCGATGAAGATGGGGTTTTTAACTATCAAATTGATGTTCTTTGTACGTTGTTAGACTGCTACCCCGAAGACATTGAAGAACTTGCTATCGAAGAACTTGAAGAACTACTACTATCGGTAAAGTTTATACGGGATGAACCACCAAAAAACTACAAATCTGAACTTGGCGAATATAAACTAAAGCCATTTAACAAAATAACGTTAGGTGAATTTATAAGTTTAGAAGCTTATTTCTCGGATAACTACCTTTTAAAGCTACTTAACATCGTTGCTATTCTTTACAGGCGAGTTCGTGTTAATGAATGGGGTGACGAAACATTAGAACCTTACAATTATCATTCGAATGATCGCTTAGATTGGTTTTTAGACTTTCAAATAACGGATGTTTTCGGATTACTCCCCGAATATATAAAATTTCGTGAAGATATAATCGACCAATATAAAAACCTAATGACCGAAAGTTATGAAGATGACTTCGAAATCGATTCTAATATGGATGCCGAAGATTTAAAAGCAGCCGAAGAAGAAAAGAAGCAGCAGAAATGGGCCTGGGAAACTTTAATTTGGCATTTGTGCAATGAAGACTTAACTAAGTTTCACGCAGTTTGCGACCTTCCGTTAATACTTGTGTTTAATTTCTTAGGAATGAAAAAAGAATTGAACGTTTAATATTCCAATGCGCTCCAAAACTCACCGAATAACGGATTAAAGTCATAGATTACATTTTGTTTTTTACGTAACATTCCTGCAACTTGAACAAGGGGATATTTAGAACCTAACCATTCTATATATTGTGCGTACATTTCAGAAATAATACCTTCTTGTTCTAAACGTCTATTGAATTGTCTAACTAAATGATAAGGTTCGATTGATATTGTTCCGTTATTTAGAAAGCCGAAGTAATATGCCGCAAGTATTTCGATTCTTAAATTACCTTCAGTAGTGAATTTAGCATTAATACGGATTGATTCGTAAAGTGTTCCTGTATCTATTAACGCATCTTCTTTAATTACACGCTTTAGAACTTGGGCAGCTTTGTTCCGTATCTTATACTTTAGTTTAAATTCTTTATCGGGCATACGACTATATTATTTTTAATCTTCGTTTTGTTTAGGAACTTGACAATCCGTGTAATTATTTATTGAACACGTTAAAGTCATAACCCACCCCGCAGCATAGTCTAACAAGTCATTATTTAAAGGGGTCATAGTTGGAATTCCTACAATATCGAAATCGTAATCGTCCGAGTTTAAAAACCAATTGTAAAGATCGTTTAATATTAAATGGCAATCGCTTAAAATTACGTTTATATTCGCTCGGTCTTTTTGTATAATATCAAAACAATATATCTCTAAACTTATTTCGGTAGTAAAACCCATTTCGCTCGGAATAGCATCTACAGGACAAATATAAACTAAAGGATATTTTTCGTCTTTTGTAGCGAAGTTTTCTAATTGCTCCCTAAAATCCGAACCAACTTTTTTAACTTGTAAATGACTATCGTAAAAACCGATTATCTTATTTACTAAACTTATATAACTTATCATAGTGTCGCGTTTTGATTTATTTTAGCTATTTTATTTTGTGTCTTTGTTAGTTCGGTTTCACTAACTACGGCATTCACCGTTATTTCGGTTTGTTGGGATTGTGGACCGCCTACGTTATTCATATCGTTTCCTGCTCCAAACAAATTAAATGAAGGTGTAGCAGTTCCCGTTGTAGAACTCGATGAAGCTTCAGGAATTGTAGGTTGATTACCACCACCACCACCGCCCGTAGACGTAAATTGTGTAGATGCTATTTTAGCGATGTTAGCCGCAGACGTTGCTGCCGTTGCTACGAGTGCAGCGATTCCACCTGGGCTTGGAACACCTAAAATTGTTAAAGGTGATGCAGCCAAAGAAGCAGTAATTGCTTTTCCTGCGTCAATAATCGCGCCCGATAACTGCATAGCTTTGTTGAACTTGAATTGTTTTTTAGCTAATTCTTCTTCTTCTTTACTTCCCTTTTTGACCTTCGCCATTTTAGCACCGAAAGCAATATCACCAACCGCTTGAATAGCTTTAGTAGAATCTTCAGCAAGTTTTAAAGCAGCGTTTGCCGTGTCTAAAGCAGCTGCCCGTTTTTTGTTTTCAGCATCTAACGCATCCTTTGCTTGTTTGTCTGCATATTTTTTAGCGATGTCCGCAAGTTCTTTTTCCTGTTGTTCTTTTAACGCTTTAGTATCATATCCGAATTGTTCGGCTTTTGCTATTAACTGAAAATACTTTGAATTTACTGCGTCAACTTCTCGACCTTGTTCGTTCATTACTAAAAGTCGATATTGCTCGTAGTAATCTTCTTCTGCTTGTTGCGCTGCTTCTTGGTTTGCTTTTACTAAATCATTTACCTTTTGTTGTTTAGCCTTTTCAGCGTCTATAACGGTTTGTTCTTGTTTCTTTAGGTCTACTTGTAATTGTTGGTTATAAAGTTCAGCTAATCGAGTTTTTTCAGCTGCCGTTAATGCTTCGTTTTTTTGTAAATCCTGCATTTGTCGGACATACTTTTCATTTATCGTAGCTATCTCACGTTCGTTATCGTTTGCAATTAATGATATTTCTAAGTCTGCTATCGTTCGTTGTGCGTTTATCCTATCTTCAGCAAATTTCTTAGCCGCATCCGCTGCTTTTTTAGCCGCATCCGCATTCGCTTTAGCTATCTTTTCATTATGTTGTTTTTGTTTGTCAAGTTCCTTTTGTTGTTCTTCGTCTTTTTTAACCGCATCTTCTGCGACAATTGCGTTACGTTCCCTTCTTTGTGATAGGATTGTATTTTTTTCTTCTTTAATTTGGTCTTTTAATTTCTTAATCGTCTTTTTGTCTGCATCTTCACCGAGTTTTTGTTGTGCATCTAACGCTTTTTCAGCTGCACTTAATCTTGATTTTGCTTCCGAACCTATCGCTTTACTTTTTGCTAACTCTAAATCTAAAGTTTCCTGTCCGTATATTTTAGCCATTCGGATTTCATAATCGAAATTACCGACAATCGTTTCTTGACGTGCTTTAGAACTTTCCATTATTTGTTCATTCGCTGCTAACATCTTTTCGGCATTTTCTTCAGCGGCAAAACTTG